TCCGGAGTGCGATCGACGCGAGAGCGCGGAACATTTCAAAACTAAAATTTGAGATCATCGGGACGGCGAACCCGAAGCTGCAGAACCGTCTCAAATACCGCCCGAACCCGTGGCAGAGTTGGAGCCAGTTCCTATACAGAACGTCGACGATACTCGACATGCACAACAACGCCGTTATTGTTCCGGTGTACAACGACAGCATGGAACAGGTTGGCATTTATTCAGTGTTGCCGAAACGGTGCGAAATCGTCGAATACAAGGGCGAACCGTGGCTCCGGTACAAGTTCCTGCACGGAGAGACAGCGGCGGAAAGAATGGCGCGCGTGGCTATCCTCACGCGGTTTCAATACAAAAGCGATTTTTTCGGAGAGAAGAACAACGCGCTCGATTCGATTATGGAGTTGGAACACCTGAACGACGAGGGCATTAAAGAAGCCGTAAAGAACGGCGCGCACTATCGGTTCCTTGCGAGGGTAAACAATTTTTCGAGCACGGAAGACCTAAGGCGCGAGCGCATCCGGTTTTCGGAAGCCAATCTGAAAAGCGACGACGAGAACAGCGGCATTTTACTTTTCCCGAACACGTATACAGACATCCGGCAAATCGACCAGAACGCGTACACGGTTCCGGAAGCGGAACAGGAAGAGATCCGGCGGAACGTTTACAACTATTTCGGAGTGAATGAAGACGTTCTGCAGTCCCAGGCATTCGGCGACAAGTGGGCGGCATTCTATGAGAGCGTTATCGAGCCGTTCGCTATTCAGTTTTCCGAGACAGTAACGGCCGCGACGTTTACAGAATCAGAGATCCAGCGCGGATCGTTCGTTATGCTTTCCGCAAACCGGCTGCAGTACATGAGCACGACGGAAAAATTGAACGTTTCGGCTCAGCTTGCCGACCGTGGCATTTTGAACCGTGACGAGATTCGCGAAATCTGGAACCTACCGCCGATTCCGGACGGAGCCGGGCAGGCGTACACGATCAGGGGCGAATACTACCTCATGGCCGAGGATGGAACGTTCACAAAAGAGGGAGTTTAAAACATGGCAATCAAAAACGACAGAGAGTACCGCAACCTGGGCGCGTTTGAGAAGCGCGACGAGGACGGGGAAAAGAGTTACATCGTAACCGGTTACGCATCCACGTTCGAACCGTATCTCTTGTTTGAAGATTCGGGCGTACAGTTTTACGAAAGAATCGAGCCGACCGCATTCGACGCAGCCGATATGAGCGACGTCGTTTTTTTACGCGATCACGAAGGACAGGTTCTCGCCCGTACTAAGAACGGTTTAATCGAACTCGGCACGGACGTGCACGGACTTTTTACGAGAACCGACCTTGGAGCCACGGAAGCGGCCCGGGAAATGTTCGAAGACATCGACGTGGGCAATTATAGCCAGATGAGCTTTTCGTTCGTTGTAGAGCCGGAAACGGACCGATACGAAGAACAGGGCGACACCATTACGCGAATCATTACACGCGTGAAAAAAATTTACGATATTTCCGCCGTAGCATTCCCGGCAAATCCGGGGACAGATATCGGCGTTTCTTTCCGTTCCAATTTCGACGGAGTGATTGAAAGACGGACAGCGGAGCGACTGAAAGCGGAGAGAATGCGCGAAATCTTACGGCTTAAAACAAAGATTATGAAGGGGCGTTTTTATGGAAATTAAGGAAATGCAGATGGAAGACATTCAGAGAAGAATGTGCGCCATCGAAACAGAGATCGAGACAGACGGCGCCGACCTCGAAGCGCTTAACGCAGAGGTTGACCAGCTGAACGAGCGCGCCGCCGCGATCGAAGCCCGCGCGAACAGTGAAAAAGAACTGCGGGCAAAAGTGGCCGGCCTTAATGTAAAGCCGGTCGAAGTTATCGAAGAAAAGGAAGAGAGAAAAGAAAACATGGAAATGGAAAAGAGAGCTCAGCTCGAAGACGCGCTGGCGGAATATCTGAAAGGCCGCGCAACACCTGAACAGCGCGCGATGCTTCTCAGCACCAACGCAACAAACGGCACCGTTAAAGTATCCGATATCGTAGACGACTACATCTGGACCGACTGGGACAAGTCGCCGATTCTTTCCCGCGTGCGTAAGGTTTACGTAAAGGGCAACTATTCGGTCGGCTATGAAGTGTCCGCAACCGGAGCCGTAGAGCACACCGAAGGCGCAAACGCCCCGACAGAAGAAACACTGACGCTCGCTTATATCGAGTTCGTCGCTAAGTATTTCAAGAAATGGATCCGCGTCAGCGACACTGTTCTCGCCCTGAAGGGCCGCGCGTTCCTCGACTACCTGTTCGACGAGTTCGGACACCAGCTCGCGGTTGCGCTTGAGAATGCGACCGTTGCAGAAATCGAGGCATCCACCCTGTCCGCAAAGGTAACAAATCCGATTGACAACACTGCTGCAATGGCAGGATTCGCGGCACTGTCCGACGAAGCGGCAAACCCGGTCGTTATCATCAGCAAAACCACATACGCCGCAATTAAGAACGAGACAACAACCGGCGGCGAAAAGATCGAGGGCCCGTTCGACGGCATGGAGGTTCTGTTTAATAACAGCGTAACCGGTATGCTCGTCGGCGATCTGGACGGCGTCGTTGCGAACTTCCCGGAAGGTGAGGACTTCAAGTTCATCGTCGACGAGAACAGCCTTGCCGAGCAGGACCTCGTGAAGATCGTCGGAAAGATTCTGGCATCCATTCATCTTGTACGGCCGAACGGTTTCGCGGTCGTTACCGCTGAATAAATGCGGGTCAAGGTTTTAAAAGATTCGACGTTGATCGTAAAGGCGGGGCAGGTCGTTGACATCGACGACAAGAACCTCCGCTTTTTACTCGGTCGCGTTGAACCAGTAACAGAACCGGCGAAAGAAACCGCGCCGGCGAAGGACAAGAAGAAGACAGCGAAGAAGCCGGCGAAATAATCCGGCTTTTTCGTTTTACTCACGAAGGGAGCGGCGAAAATGGAAACACTATTGGAAAACGTGAAGATCGTTTTACGAATCACGACGGACGCATTCGACAGCGAAATCGGGGGGCTTATTTCGGCGTGCCTTGCCGACCTTGGATTGGCTGGAGTTGATCTGGACGTCGTGGGCGCCGAGTACCTGACTAACCCGCTTATTGTTCAGGCCGTTAATACGTACGTGAAGATGTATTTCGGACAGGTGGAGAACGACGTCTTCACCCGGTTAAAACTTTCATACGACGAACAGAAAGCGCAGCTCTCAATGGCGACGGGGTATACAGAATGGACCGGAGCGAACTCGTAACGCTTATCGCGGAGACATACACGACCGACGCGTTCAACGTTCAACACGCGAGCGAGTCGAGCCGGCAGGTTTTCGCGCATGTCGATTCCGTAACGCAGACGGAATGGTTCGACGGAGCCCGGCAGGGGCTGAACCCCGAATACCGTTTTACAATGTTTCGTTTCGACTATGCCGACGAGAACATCGTCGAGTATAAGGGCACGAGATACACCGTATACCGGACCTATATCGGGCGGAACGATTCTATTGAGCTTTACGTAACTCGGAGACAGGGCAATGTCTAAAAAGATCAAACCGGGCGGGCTTGCCGCCGCGATCAACGACATACTCGAAGATTATTCCGAGAGCGTAGAGGAAACGGTCGCCGATACGGTGAAGGGAGTCGCGAAAAAAGCCGTTAAGGAATTGAAGGGCGCGAAAGTCGGAAACGCTAAGAAGTACCAGAAAGGCTTTACGAGCAAAATTGAAACGACCCGTTATTCGACGGAGGCGGTTATTTACAATGCGAAAGCGCCTGGCTTAACTCATTTACTGGAGAAAGGCCACGCAAAGCGGAACGGCGGACGGACGACAGCGTTCGAGCATATAGCACCAGTTGAACGCGAAGCCGTTAAAGAGTTGCCGGACGAACTGGAAAGGAAGTTGCAGAAATGAAAATATCGGATTTTGTGGCGATCATGGACGCAATCGACCTGCCCCACGTTTACTATTCATTCCGCGAGAATGACGCGCCGAAATTGCCGTATTTTGTTTGGTATTTCGAAGGTTCCGAGAACATGCCGGCGGACGATTCGGTATACGTCGAAATCTTGTCGCCGGTTCTGGAACTGTATACGGCGGAGAAATCGTTCGAGACAGAGAAAAAGGTCGAGGACATTCTGAACAATAGCGGCATTTTTTGGAACAAGACCGAGACGTTTATCAACTCGGAGAAAATGTTCCAAATCTTTTACGAATTGGGAGATATACATGGCAGATAACAAGATTAAATATGGACTGAAAAACGTCTATTATGCAAAGCTGACCTACGGAACAAACGGGGAAGAGACCTACGCGACCCCGGTTCGGATTCCGGGCGCGGTAAATCTGGAAGTTGATGCATCCGGAGACACAAATAACTTTTATGCGGACGATGTTATTTACTGGAAGAGCAACGCAAACAACGGATACGAAGGATCGCTGGAAGTAGCGCTCATTCCGGACAGCTTCCGCACTGATATTCTCGGCGAAGTAACAGATACCAACGAGGTTATGTGGGAGTATTCCGACAGAGAGCCGGCAGAGTTCGCGCTCCTGTTTGAGTTTCAGGGCGATCAGAACGCGGTGCGGCATTCGTTCCTGCGTTGTTCCGCTACCCGTGCCGCCGTAAACGGTGCGACAAAGGAAGACAGCATCACCCCGCAGACAGAAACGCTCAATCTTTCCGCAATGCCGAGATTTTCAGACAACCTTGTAAAAGGCAAGTGCGATGCGACAAAGAGCCCGACGCAGTACGACGCATGGTTCACAACGGTAACACTTCCGGCGTAAGGCAAGTAACATTTTGAATTTTGGGAGGACTTCAAAAAATGAAAAAGGACATTTTAATCGACGGAAAATCCGTCCCGTTTGTAGCGAACGGCGCGACGCCGTGGCGCTACCGCGCGCGATTCCATGAGGACATTTTCAAA